GCCTTCGGCTGCGCCGGAAACGGCGTGATCGAGACTTCGTAGAGATTGATCTCTTTGAGCGTGCGCACGTTGCCGTCCCAATCCCAGTCGCTCGCCGTGAAGCCGATGCTCATGCCGACGCGGAAGTCGATCTGCGCCGCCTTCTGCAAAAGCGCGTATGCGTTGTCGGCGACGGAATGGCCGAGCGCGAGCTCGCCCGCGAGCGCGAGTCCCTTGCCGTCTTCGGCGAGCGAAGTCGAAAAGCCGATCCACTCTTCGTGATTGAAGAAAATCGGCACCTTGCCTTTTCTGTCGGCAATCGACTGCGCGAACGCTCCCGGCTGAATCCTGTCGTTTTGCAGATCGAGGTTGTACGTCGATGCGTAGCCGGAAAACGTGCCCGCGCCGCCGCCTGCGGTTTTGAGCTCCATCATCGAGGATGCGTATACCATCGGTTGTCTCCCTTCATTGCGCGGGCGGCGTCATCAAGGGCTCGCCGGAATCCGCCGCGCTGACCATGTTCATGGGCGTGAGATACACGTCGCCGCCGTCGATCTGGTTTTGATCTTCGAGCGCGCGGATGTCGTTGGCGCTCGCCCATCCCCACTGGCGCGCCGTCGCATAGCTCAGATAGCGCGTGCGAATGTCGCTGCGCTCAAAGCCGTTGAGATTCATCTTGTACGTGTAGGGCGCTTCGAGCAGCGCCTTGTTGATCGACTGCTCCAGGCTCACCACGTACGGATTGATCGTGTAGCGCACGAATTCGATTGATTGTTGCTCGACGCTCGCATACGTGGGCTTGTCCATCGCGCCGATCAGATGCGGCGGCACGCCGAAGATGCGTGCGATCTGCTCGACGGAGAATTTTTTCTCTTCGATGTAATTCAAATCGGTGAGCGGAATCGAGAGCGGCGTGTACTTCATGCCGTCTTCGAGGATCGCCACGCGGCCCGCGTTGAGCGGCCCGGAGTGAATATCCTGCCACGACTGGCGGATGCGATCTACTTGCTCTTTGCTGAGCGAGAGCGGGTATTCGAGCACGCCTCCCGGCTTGCCGCCGTTGGCGTAAATCGAGTACGCGTACGCCGTCGTCGCGCTCTCGAAGTCGAGCATCGAGCGGTGATAGTCGAGCACGGGCAAGCCGATGTAGCCGTCGAGTGTGTACAGCCGGAAGTGAATCACGTCGGCAGACGTGAAGGTGTGCGTGCGTCCGCGCAGATCGCTGTAGAAGTAGCCGAGCGTGCCGTCGGCGAGCATGAGCATCTGGACGCGCGACGGATTGAGCGGCCACAGGCCGACGACTTCGCCGCCGATCCTGTCGATCCACGTGTACGCGTTGCCCCACAACAAGAGCGACATCATCGTCGGTTGCATCCACTGCGACGCCGTCATCGCGCTATTTGGCGAGCGCGTGAGCGTCCCGTAGAGCGGGTTGTCGAATGCCTTCACCTTGCCTTTGTCGGTTTCCTCGAAGACGTTGCTCGGCAGGCTCGCGATGGAATTCGCGATCACGCGGCAGCACGCCCAGACGGCGGCGGATTGCAGCGCGCGGTTCACGTTGGGATTCTGCCCGACGATTCCCGGCAGTGTGTTGATCGGCGCGGCGACGGTAGTGCCGCCCGCAGTGGTGACTGTCGTCACGCTACCCACGCGCGTGATCGCTTTCCAGGCGCGCTCGAAGATGGTTTTTAGACTGACCATAATCCGCGATTCTCAAAATCCGCGCGGGGCGCGGCGTTGCGTTTCATGGCGCGCGAGATCGCCATCACGAGCGCCGTCACGCCGTCGATCTTTTTCTCTTCGCTCTCTTTGCGCGGCTGCACGAGATCGCCCGTGCGGTGACACTTGACGTTGGACATCATCCACGCGAAGACGGGATCGCCGTCGTGCCGGATCGCGTGCGAGAGCACGAGCCCTTCGAGCTCCACCATCGCGGGCGACATATTCGCGGGCGACTGGCGCACGTCGATGATCGGCGTACGGATGCCGAGCTTCTGGAGTCCGGTGACGATGGGCAGGTTCTTGTAGGGATCGCTCGCGATCTCGATCACGCGAAAGCGCGTCGAGAAATCGGCGATCTGATCGAGGATGAAATCGAAATTGGTAACGTTGCCGGGAGTCGAGAGAATTCGCCCTTGCGATTCCCACCCCTGATAGTGCGCGTTCTCGCTGCGCGCAATCGTGTCTTCCGGCAAGTAGTGGTAGCCGAAGCACGCCGCGTATTCGCGCTTCGCGCTCGGCGGAAAGTAGGCAACGAGCGCGGCGACGTCGGAACGGAACGCGAGATCGAGTCCGAGATAGCACTGCTCGTGCTCGAATTCCATGATGTCGAGATCGGGATCGGCGCACTGCTCCCACGCGCCCGCCGGAAGCCACGCGCTATCGGCGTTCACCCACACGTTCAAGTGCCGCGTGAGATACGCGTTTTGCTGCGACGGCATCGACTGCGCGCGCGCGGCGGCGATGCGCAAACTCTCGGGATAGATCGACACGCCGTAATTCGGGTTCGCCTTGATCTGCGCTTCCTCGCTGTAGGGATCGTCGCCGTCGTCGATGGTGTAAATCACGCCGAAATACGACTCGTCTTCGATGAGCCCTTCGAGCATCTCGATCACATGCGAGCGCTGCTCGTAACAGACGCTCGCGCGGTTCAAGCCCGCCGTGGTGATCGCCCAGATGATCGGCTGCGAGCGCGAGCCCGTCGCGGTTTCGAGCACGTCCCACAAACCGCGCGTCGGATGCGCGTGCAATTCGTCGATCAGCGCGGCGTGAATGTTGAGCCCGTCGAGGTTGGAATGCTCAGCGCTCAACGCCTCAAACTTGCTCGCCGTCGAAGGCTGCACGATGGTGTGCGCGGGCACTTCGACGCCGAACTTCGAGAGGAATCCCGGCTCGCGGCGCGCCATGATCTGCGCGTCGTTGAAGACGAGCTTCGCCTGATCGCGCGTGTTCGCGGCGCTCACGACGTACGCGCCTGCTTCGCCGTCGCAGGCGACGAGATAGCAACCGAGCGCGCTCGTGAGCGTGCTCTTCGCGTTCTTACGCGGCACTTCGATATAGGCGACGCGGAAGCGCCGCGTCTTCGTCGCCGCGCATTGCCAGCCGAATGCCGTCGAGAGGATGAAGCACTGCCACGGTTCGAGCTCGATCTTCCGCCGCTGCTGCGCCCAAACGCCCTTGATGTGCGGGAAGCGCTGGACGATATCGCAGACGCGGTTCGCGGCTTCGCCGTCGAAGTAGTACGGCGCGTTCTTGCCTTTGAATTGCTCCAGGTTGCGGAGTTGCCGCTCGCAGGCGAGCCGCACGAAGCGGCACGCGGATACCTTGCCCGCGATCACGCCGTCGCAGTATTCGAGCGCCGCGCTTACGTGCGGTAGTGTGCGCGTCGCGGCGGGCATGTGCTATCCGACGTCTTCCCAGTCGTTCGCCGTTTGCGACGGCGCGGGCTTTCCGGCATCGATGCGCGCGCGGCTGCACGGCGTAAAGCCGAGCTCGCTTGCGGCGCGCATGATTAGCACCATCTGGCGGTTAATGATCGCCAGATACGGATTCTGCATGGGGAGCTCCTGCTTCGGGCTCTTCACGAGCAACTGCGATTGCTGCATCGAGATGCTCGCCTTGCGATGCGTGTCTTCGGCGATGATGAAGCCCGCGAGCACGCTCTTATCGATGCGCCGCAAGATGTCGCGCGGCGCGTTCTCGATGGCGTACGCCCACGCCGTCTTCTGCTCGGCGGTGAGCCAGTCGGGCGGTTCGTTGAGCGGCCCCGGCGTCGGCGTGCGTTTCTGGATCAGTTTCTCGGCGCGCTTCGCCGTCATGCGTAAGATTTTCAATTCGACTGGTTTCTTTTTTCCTGGCATAGCCTAACCCTTGATCGCCACCCACGCGGCAAAATTCATCCACCGCCAGTAGCAATCGACACTTGCGAAGCCCGCGTCGTGGAGCATGTCTTCGTTCCACGCGGCGGTGATCGGCACGAGCACGCCTTCGAGCGACAGCCGCTTGCGCTCTATCGCGTCGTTGGTGTAGCCGTGCTCCAGCTTCATCGCGTAGTAGAGCTCGACGAAGGCGGCACTGAGCGCGTGATTCGCGCCGAGCACTTTCTCGACGAGCAGGAGCACGCCGCCTGGTGCCAGCGAATCGTGGATGTGTTGCACGATGCGCTGGCGATGCTCGATGGGAATGAATTGCAGCGTGAGCACGCTCAACGCCACGCTGCACGGCTCGGGCGGCAGATCGCAGCGGAGATCGAGCGCGCGGACTTCCGCGAGAGCGCCGAGCGGCGCGAGCTCGGCGCGCGCGGCTTCGAGCATCGGCTCGCTCACGTCGATACCGAGATAGCGGTTGTCGTCGCCGAGCACGCTCGCGATCTCTAGCAACTGCACGCCGCGCGAACAGCCGTAATCGACGATCAGCGTCCGGTACTGCGCGAAGCGGATGGCGAGATCCGTCGTCGCGCGGCGCATCACGTCGTACTGCGGAATCGAGCGCGCGAGCATGTCGTCGAAGGCGCGCGCCACGTCGGCGTCGAATTTCCATGCGCCTTGTGGTTGCACACGATCAGTTGCCATGAAGCACCTTGTCGCGGATCGTCGCGGCGACGGCGCGCATCATGAGCGGCGGCACGGCGCGCGCCACGCGCTCCCACTGCTGCGCGTACGTTCCGGTGAGCACGAAGTCGTCGGGGAAGCTGGAGATCGCCTTGAGCTCGCTCGCCGTGAAGAGCCGCCGCTCGGTTGGATGCGTGACAACCGCGCCGCCCGCCGCGCCAGAGCCGAAGGTGATCGTCGGCGCGCTCTGGTGGAGCGACGGACGCGAGAGTTGACGATACTTGTCCGACCACGTTCCCGGCGCGAGCTTGTCCCACTCGCGTCCGATGGCGTACTTCGAGATGTCGGTTTCGGCTTCGACGCGCAACGTCCGCGTCGCCTGGAGCGTCGCCGCTTCGCGGTGCGCCGACGAGTAGCGGTGCTGGTTGAAGCCGTTGGCACCCTCGACGGCGACGAGCCACGGCAGCGCGTCGGCGAGCGTATAGAAATATCCGAAGGGCCGGGGGAACGCGGGCTCGGCGTTGAGATCGTTGCGCACGCCGACGAAGATGAGCCGCTGGCGGTTCTGCGGCACGCCGAGCCATTTCGCGTTGAGTAGTTGCGTCCGCACGCGGTAGCCCTTCGCCTGGAGCGCTTCGAGGATGTCGAGGAAGTATCCTTTCGCGACGCCCTTGACGAGTCCGCTCACGTTCTCGGCGACGAATACCTTCGGCTGAAGCTCGCCTAAGATGCGCGCGTACTCGAAAAACAAGTCGTCGGTACGCTGCTCGGTATCACTGTACGGTTTCACTCTTCCCCAACCGTCGGCGAGCTTTCCCGCCGTGCTGAAGCTCGCGCAAGGCGGCGAACCTTCGAGCACGTCGATTCCGGTAGCGCCGATTGAATCTAGGGCCGTTTCCGCCTGAGCGCGGATACTTCTAGCCGTCACGCTGCGCACGTCGGCGGGATCGAGCGGCACGCCGGGGTGGTTGGAGCGGTAAGTTTCTCTGGCGGCGGCGATGAATTCGTTCGCGTAGACGACGCGGAAGCCCGCCATGCGCATGCCGAGACACGAGCCGCCGCAGCCGGAAAAGAGCGACGCCACCGTGAAGCCGTTCCAGGGCACGGCTTCGACGTCGCTCATCGAGGGCACGCGATAGGGCGGCTTAAAATCGGTAGCCGCACTTCGGGCATTCGTGCTCGGTTGCCATGTTGCCGTCATACTCTTTGAATTCTTCGGGCGCGCTCGCGCCGCGTTGCAGCTTGGCGAGCTCGTCGTCGCTGAAGCCCACCAGATCGAGCGCGAAGACGTCGCGCAAATCGCTCAATTCCGCCGCGAGCAACGCCGTGTCCCACTTCGCGTTGAGCGCGAGCTTGTTGTCGGCGAGCACGTACGCGCGTTTCTTCGCGTCGCTCCAGCCGCTCGCGACGAGCACGGGCACCGTGACGTAGCCGAGCTTCCGCGCGGCGAGCACTCTGCCGTGGCCCGCGATGATGCCGTCGTGCTCATCGACGAGCACGGGCATCGTCCAGCCCCACTCGCGGATCGACGCCGCGATCTGCGCCACGTGCGCGTCGTCGTGCAAGCGGGCATTCCTGGCGTACGGCACGAGCGATTCCACCGTGCGCGCTTGTAGCGCTGCTACGGGCGGTTGTAGCTCGCTGGCCGTCGGCATCATGTGCGGAGTACTCCCAAATCGCATTCCGGG